GGGTCTATATAGGTAGAGGGTTCATTTCGCCCCGAGCGAGAACGAACGTAGTGAGTTCGAGCGAAGGGCCGAAGCCTGGAGGGCTTCGGAAGCCGTTGCCGCCTACGGCGGAGAGCCGCCAAGGCTCGGAGCCGGTAAGAGCACTTCGGAAGTGCTCCCGTTGGTCGCACTTCCTCAGTCGTTCCAAGACGCGCGCGTTTCGTATTGCCCTTGGAACCCCCTATTTGGGTTCCCCGCTGCGGGGCTCGTCGCTGGGGGCTCCTCGTCCACACAACCCTCGTTGCGCTCTTGTCCGTCAGGACCGTTGCCCGCCTCCGGCGGGGCGGCACCGGCGGGTTCCTTCGACTCTGTGATTGGATGTGTGCATCCCGTATGGCGAACAACCTGCGGGGTAAGCGCCGGATGGTGGCTCCGGGTAAGGCCCGTGAGGAGTTTCTGGAGCGGTACCGTCAGGGGATGACGGTGGCTGACTCTCTGGCCGCGATTTCGCGGTCTACGTCGTGGTATGAGGAGCAGCGTCGGACGGTTCCGCAGTTCCGGGATGCGGTGAATCAGGTTCGGGTGCTGCGGGCGGCTTCGGTGGATCAGAAGCGTGAGGATGCCGGCGAGTTCGAGGATTTCCGGCGTAAGTACCTCAAGCAGGAGACGTTCCCTCATCAGCGCCTGTGGATTGACTTGCTCGAGGAGCGGCCTTTGCCGGCCGATCTGCATCCTGCGATTGTGTATGAGCCTTCTGGGGATTCGTCCCGGCTGTTGATCAACACCCCTCCGAACTTCGCGAAGTCTCGGACGATCACGGTGGATTACGTGATGTACATGATCGCGAAGGATCCTGGGGTCCGGATCGTGGTGGTGTCCAAGACGCAGAAGATGGCCATGCAGTTCATGTATTCGGTAAAGCGGTACATGACGCATCCGGAGTACACGGCCCTCCAGTTGGCTTTCGGGCCGCCTGATGGTTGGAAGGCGTCGGCGGATCAGTGGCGCGCGGATGCGATCTACACCGGTGGCGAGGACCGTGTGGGTGTGGAGAAGGATCCGACTTTGCAGGCCCTGGGTATGGGTGGGCAGATCTATGGGGTCCGCTCGAAGTTGATCATTCTGGATGACTGCGTCACTCTGAGCAACGCTCATGAGTGGGAGAAGCAGATGGACTGGATCCGCCAGGAGGTTTCGTCCCGGCTGGACCCGTTCGGGAAGTTGCTGGTGGTGGGTACCCGGGTGGCCCCTCAGGACTTGTACCGCGAGTTGCGTAACGAGGACCATTACACGGATGGTACGTCCCCGTGGACGTATCTGGCTCAGCCGGCTGTGCTGGAGATGCCCGATCCGAACGATGCGGAGACGTGGGTCACCCTGTGGCCGGAGTCTCATGTGCCGTTTGAGGGCAGCAAGGAAGAGGCTTTGCCGAACGGGAACTACACCCGTTGGACGGGGCCACGGCTCAAGAAGATCCGTAACGACGCGGGGCCGTCGCGGTGGGCGATGGTGTATCAGCAGTTGGATGTCGCCATGGAGGCGACGTTCAATGCCGCCTGTGTGAGGGCGTGTGTGAACGGGATGCGTAAGCCTGGGCCTCTGAATGTGGCTTCGGCGGGGCATCCGGACAATATCGACGGGTTTGTGACGATCTGCGCGCTGGACCCGGCGTTCACGGGCTACATGGCGGCGATTGCGATGGCAGTCGACCCGAGCAGCGGTAAACGGTACGTGTTGGACGTGAAGACCCTCAAGAACCAGACCACGGTCCTGATTCATGAGACGATCGCGGAGTTCACGGAGCGGTACCGCCCCCGTGAGTGGATCATTGAGCAGAACGCGGCGCAACTGTACTTCTTGAACGATCCGTGGTTGACGTCGTATCTTCGGACGAAGGGTGTGGCCCTGAGGGGCCACTTCACGGGCCGCAACAAGCAGGACCCGGACTTCGGTGTGGCCTCCATGGCCCCGATGTTCGGCACACTCATCCAGAAGGATGGGCAGACAACGATGAAGCACGCAGGCGATCAACTCATCGAGTTGCCGGATCAGTACCAGCCCGGTATCAAGGAACTCGTGGAGCAGTTGATCACTTGGACCCCGGCGAAGAAGGCCAAGAATCTGATCCAGGACACCGTGATGGCGCTCTGGTTCGCGGAACTGGCGGCTCGCGAGGTCATGGTCGCGTCCGACGGTAAGGAATGGTTCATGAAGAACTCGTGGACGTCCGTCGCGGACGAGAACTCCCGCATGGTCGTCAACCTCGATGAACTCCTCCATGCCCCCCACAAAGTCTACGTCTAGGAGCGGGCATGACCGAACTCACTGAGTTGGTGGCGCGACTCGACGTCCTCAAGCGACGTCACGCTGAGCGTGACCAGCGCATGCACAAGGTGACGAAGATCCGCGCCGGCGAGTATGACACCGTCGCCCCGGGCCTGTTCCCGGCGGATTGGCCGAAGGGCATCACCGCGAACTTCATCGACGTGTGCGCCCGCGACCTCTCCGAGGTGCTGGCCCCGCTGCCGACGTTCTCATGCTCGACGAGTAACGCCTTGGACGACGGGTCACGCAGTAAGGCGAACAAGCGCACCAGGATCGCGACGTACTACACGAACGCTTCCGGTCTCGAGTTGCAGATGTTTGCCGGGGCGGACCGCTACATCTCGTACGGGTTCCTCCCCTTCCGGGTTGAGGCGAACCTGACCGAGCAGCGCCCCCACATTCACCTGGACGACCCTCGTGGGGCGTACCCAGAGTTCGACCGCTGGGGCGCGTGCGTGGCGTATGTGAAGGTGTGGCGCCGCACAGCCCAGGATCTGGCCCGGTTGTTCCCGGAGCACATGGACTACTTCATCGGCCGCAGCCCAGGCGGGAACTCGAACGGTAACCGGCTCGTGGACCTCGCCCAGTGGGAGGACGCGGACGCCACCTACCTGTTCTGCCCCGAGGGTAACGGCCGGCTCCTGGCTACCTCTCCGAACCCGCTGGGTGTATGCCCCGTCGTGGTGGCCCGCCGGCCGTCGTTCGACGACGAGTTGCGTGGGCAGTTCGATGACGTCCTGTGGGTCCAGTTGGCGAAGGCGAAGATGGCGATGTTGCGCCTCAACGCCACCGATCAGGCGGTGAACGCCCCGATCGCGCTCCCTGCGGACGTGAACCAACTCGCGATCGGCCCGAATACGGTCATCCGCTCGAATCAGGCGCGTGACATTCACCGCGTCCAACTCGAGGTGCCGGCCTCTATCTGGGCTGAGGACCAGGCGCTCGAGAAGGAAATCCGTCTCGGAGCCAGGTATCCGGAGTCCCGCACCGGCAACGTGGACGCCTCGGTGATCACTGGCCGCGGTGTGCAGGCCCTCATGGGTGGTTTCGACACCCAGGTGAAGACCGCGCAGGCTGTCTTCGCTAATGCCTTGCAGGACGTGCTGAGCCTCTGCTTCCAGATGGATGAGAAGTTGTGGGGCGATCAGCAGAAGGAAATCCAGGCGACCGAGAATGGTCAGCCGTACACGATCAAGTACCGCCCGGCGAGTGACATCAAGGGTGAGTACGGTGTGGACGTGTCGTACGGCCTGATGGCCGGTCTCGACCCGAACCGGGCCCTCGTATGGGGCCTCCAAGCACTTGGGGCTGGGCTGCTCAGCAAGCAGCAGGTCCGCAAGAACCTCCCTGTGTCCATGAATGTGGTGCAGGAGGAGCAGATTATCGACACGGAGAAGATGCGGGAGTCCCTCCTAGAGGGCATATCTGCCTACGCGCAGGCAATCCCTGCGTTCGCGCAGTCTGGACAAGATCCCTCGCAGATCATCACGTCGATCTCTACTGCAATCACCCGCCGCAAGGCCGGAGATTCGATTGAGGACGCCGCATCGGTGGCGTTCAAGCCACCCGCACCTCCCCCGGGAGCACCTGCGGGCGCCGAGGCACAGCCCCCTGAGGGGGGCATGCCGGGTCAAGGCCCACCTCCTGCGGGGGGTCCGGGTGGTGTACAGCCAGGCGGCGAACCCCAGGGGGTCGCCCCGGGGCAAGCCGGCATGGGCCCAGGTGGCCGTCCGGACATGAACTACCTTCTGGCCGGTTTGTCGGCCTCAGGCAAACCCAACCTGGCAGCGAACGTCGTCCGTCGCCAACCCGCATAAGGAGCACCTCATGGCATACCCCGCGACCCCCGGCAAAGCCGCGGTCTCGAACAGCAACCCCTACCGCCCGGACTTCTCCGGCGGTTCTACTGGCGGATCTTCGGGTCGCGGCCAGTCCGGCAAGGACACCGGCGCAGCCGGTTCCGCAGGCTCGGCGAACTACCTGTCCCCTCAGGACGGTGGCATCCCCGGTGGCGCCAAGGTCAACGACGTCTTCGATGACGCAGAAGGCGTAGACCCTCGCTCCGGTGTGGGTGTGGAGGAGCGGATCTCGGACCCCTCTTCGTGGGGCAAGGGTACGCGCAACAACGACGCCCACAAAGCCCACTGATTCCAGCGCGGTTGTTGTCATGGACGACGACGACTACGACATGGACTATGACGAGGAAGATTCCCCGCCCGTGCCCATGAAACTGTCCTGGCATGACATCGCTGTGCCCACTTTGATCATGATGAAGGGGTTCGCCGTCGGCTTGTCCGACGCGACCTCGTATCTGATCTCCTCCGTCGTCGCCGACTGCGCCCATGAGGTGGAGCGGAAGACGTTCGCCACGGATGCCGGTATCGACATCGAGAAGATTCTGCGAGGGGAGTGACGATGGCCGCGCAACACGGTGGCTACCGCAAGCCCACGAACCCGGCGCCCGTTTCGGGCCCGGGTCACCTGTCCAAGCGTACCGATGGGAAGCAGCCGGTCATGGCTTTGCCGAACGCCGGCTACGGTGAGCAGCAGGACTACCACGATATTCAGACTGGTGCCGCCATGAGCCAGGTTGCTACCCCTGGTGGCGGTGCCCCGCCCGGTCCTCCCGCCCCGCATCCATCCGCCGCGGCCGTGGTCCCGCTTGGTGCGCCTACGCAGCGCCCCGGTGAACCCGTCACGGCGGGGGCGGACGCTGGACCGGGTCCGGATTCGAGTGCCCTCGGGCTGCCCACTCGTGCCGATAAGCACGATCAGCAGATCAAGGCTCTCGCGCCGTATCTGCCCGCCTTCCAGCGGGTGGCGAGCATGAAGGATGCCTCGGCAGACTTCAAGAACATGGTCCGCTACTTGAGTACGAGGGCCCAGTGAGTGCTTCATTCTTCAACGCTATGGGGAAAGCGGCTAACGCTCTTGGCCTTGACTACTCCCATGTAGCGTACGACTTGGCTCGAGCCGTCCACCCGGACGACATGGATGCTGTTCTGTATGCCCTCGTCGGGCCACAGCCCGCTACCACGGTGCCCCAGGAGGCTCCTGCGGAGCCCCTGCCGGTGACGATGCCCGGTGAGCCCGCTCCGGCCATCTTCACGGGGGAGCACCAGCCAACGGCCTTGCCTCCAGCCCCGCTGGCCTCAGAGTCAGTGCCACCTGAGAACGCGGTGGCGTGATGGCTACTGTGTGGGATGGTGCCAAGTTCACCTTGGAGGAAGAGGGCAGGATCAACGCCGCCGCCGCTGGAGGGGGCGCGCTTGGTCTTTCCGCTTCGGGCGAGCAACCCGCGCCCCCTCCCGCAGCCCCAGCAGCAGACCCTAACGGGGGCTCATGGCTGGGCAACCTGCTAGACAATGTCGTCCCGGACGACTCGGGAGGCATCCCGATCGTGGGTCCGATCTTTCAGGGCCTGGGTCACACGGTTGATGCCACGATCGCGGTCTCGAACTTCGCGAACCATGTCTACTCCGCCGGCCAACTGCTTGCCGACCCCAACTACCTGAGGACACAGCAGTCCTCGACCCCGTTCGAGCAGGCGATCGCGGCCTGGAACGACGGTAACTACGTCTCCCCCGGCCAGGCGTACCAGGACGCCCACGATGCCCTGCAGGTCAGTGGACACTGGCAGATCGCCCTCAACGACCCCAACGATCCGGCCTTCGTGGGACACAAGTTCACCGAAGAGGACTTGAAAGACACCTCCCACTTCCACCGACAGTGGAAGTCGGACACTTGGGTGTCTAGTGTCACCTCAGGGGTTGCTGACGCCGCCGTGGACTGGTTCCTGGATCCGACCGTCCTGGCCGGCAAGGGCGTCAAAGCCGTCCGTGTGGCGAAGTACGTCGGAGACATCACCTCCGCCCCGGGCCGCGAGGCACGCCTCGCCCAATACGTCACCGACATCCGTGACCACCACCAGTTCCTCACCAGTGGGGGCACTGCGGGAAGGGAAACGGCAGCCGGTCAGCAGATTGCCGAAGCGATTGGCAAGGACTTCACGGACACCGGTAAGGACATGGTGTTCGGCCGCTCCACGGACCCGGGCTTCCTGCCGACACTCTTGAAGGATGCCCCCGACCTGGACACCGCCTTCCTCACCGTAGAGGCCGCCCTCCCGGGGGCCGTTGGACGGGACGCGCTGCGGGCCCTCCAAGATTCACATGCCTCCATCGCCGACGACGTAGCCACCTACCGGGGTTTCCTCGACCCGGCTAAGGATGTCACTCGTGGGGCTAAGCCGGGGGATACGGTCAACTGGGCGCAAGCCCACATCGACAACCCACTAGCGGCGGCGTTCCATAAGCCCATCTTCGACGACCTACTCAAGCGGGACGTCTACCTGTCGAAGGCCCTCCAGGGTGCGGACGAGTCCGTTGATGCCCCCGCAAGGATCGCGAACACCATAACCGCTGTTGGTTCCCGCAACATGCGGGTGAACCAGTGGCAGCGGGCCACGGGGACTATGCGCTCGGACATCAAGTGGGGGTCTCGCGAGGCCAGGGCCTCGGGGATGCCGACAGACATTGAGGGTGGACCGATCTGGTCCATGGCGATGAAGACGTACCAGGCCACCATGTACTCCCGGCCGGTTCACGTTCTCTCCTGGCTCGCTGGAGAGAAGCCCCAGAATATCATTCGGTTCTCTGGGGCAAATGGGGTTGATTCCCACAAGGAAGTCTCCGCGATGCTGAACACGATCTCCGTGTGGGACAAGTCCCCGGAGATCAAGAAGGCCCACATCAACAAGTGGATGGCCGCGCAAACTGACACGGAGCGCGAGCACCTTCTTATCAACCTCCAGAAGGATGCGCTAAACGCGATAGCCGCCAAACATGGCTTGGACCCGAAGGAAGCAGCCCAGATCATCGACGACTACCAGAAGGCCCATTCAGTGATGCGCCAGCAGTTGGCGCAGAATGGTTACATGGTAGAAGCAGATGGTTCTTTCGCGACCGTTCCGCAGATGCGGTCCCAGGAGGCCCAGAACTTCGCGGTCATGATGCCGTTCGACTTGGTCGATAAGGTGATGGGTAGGTCCGTTCGGGCGCATGAGTCGGGCCTGCGAGCAGCCTCGCTCCGAGGCAGCGAGCACGTAGCCGACTTTGGCACCGTCGCGGCGATGAAGGTGAACAACCTCTTCCGCCCACTGGTGTTGCTCCGGCCGGCGTTCGTTCCCCGTAACGTCGCTGAGGCGAACATGGCCGCCGCGGCGGCTGCAGGAACCTTGCCGACCTTCGCACACGCCCTTGAGGGCATCCCCAACTGGATGGTCAACCGCAAGATGGGGCTCACGGATCGGTTCCTGTCGCTGCAGGGCAAGAGCCCCCAGCAACTCGTGAACCGTCTGGAAACTCAACGCAAGTTCAGCATGTCGGGCAGACGCGCCACGGAGGCGCAGATGCGTACCCACTTGGGGGATCTGGACACCATCTACGCCTCGCACCAGAAGGTGCTTCAAGGGCGCCTGATGGGGCTGGAGGGCGCGGTCGGTCGACATCAGTCCCAGTACGAGGCGAACGCCCTAGCGGACATTCGCCTCTCCCCTTACGGGGAGGCACCGGCGCGGCCGTTGACCCAGGCGCACCAAGCCTATATTGACCAGCGTGACGTGGTCCGTAGGCAGATCGCCGTGGTGCAGAAGGAACGCGGCGCGATCCGCGACGCGAGCCGCAAGAAGGGCAACCCGGCGGACTACCTGGCGTTTCGTGATCGCCAGTTGGCGACGCAGATCGAAGAGAACCCCGTCAAGATGGAGGGGATTGGGCCGAAGGCGTTGGCGAAGCGCCAGGCTTCCGCCGAGGAGAAGTTCGCCGATCTTTCGGCGCGCACGGGGCTGCCGGCGTTCTCGCCGCTGATCGCCCACCATGACGCCATCCTGCAGAACTTGGAAGATTCCGGTGTCCACCTCCGGAACTTCAACCGTGACATCGAGCGGGCCGGAACCAACATTGCTTCGATCGGTACCGAGCAGGCAGGCCGACGACTACGCCGATTGCCACTCTCTAAACTCTCCACCCGCGCCCAGAATGAGATCGCCCAGACCAACGCTTCGGCGTCCGTCACTGTTCATAATGCGCTTTCCGGTGCGCTGACCAACGAAGAGCGCCGCCTGCGGGCAACGAAGAACATGACCACGGTGAAGCCCGACGACCGGCACTACTTCGACGCCCTAACCTACACACTTGAACGCCAGTTCCGCTACGATCCCGTCGGCCAGATGATCATCAAGGGCGCGTCGGTTCGGGACGTGAACCGGTTCTTTACGAAGCCGGCGGGTAAGGAGTACCTGCGGTCGGTTGGTGTGGCTGCCGATGGCGGCCCAGCCCACGCCCAGAAACTGTGGGACGACCTCTACCGGTACACCGATGGCAACGTCAATGTAATACATGCCCTAGATGAATCCGCGGACCCGATCCATGCGAACCAGTTGAAGGGTTGGCTGGGTGGTTCTAAGAACCTGTCCCCCATCCATGGTCCGGACTACGAGGCCAATGCCCTTAGCGGTGGCGCCAGGTTCAAGGAGTGGGCATACGAGACCATCGGCTCCAACCCGGAGACTCGCCTCGCCCGGCACCCCTTCTACGCCACCATGCACGAGCGTTTCGTCTCTGCCCAGTTGGCCCACTACGCGGCTACAGCGGAGCAGCCGACGGCTGCAACCCTCAAGGCTATCGACGTGGCAGCCCATCGCTACGCGCTTACCCAGTTGAAGGACACGCTGTACACGATTGACCGGTACTCCAACTCGGCGTCGAAACTGTCCAACATCATGCCTTTCTATGCGGCTTGGGAGAACACGCTCAAGCGGTGGACGAAGTTCGCGGTACGGGATCCCTCCGTGGTGGCCCACGGATTCCAGATCTACAACAGCCCCCTCTCCCTGGGCATCGTGTATGACCAGAACGGGAACAAGATCACCAACAAGACCTTCAACCCGATGGAGAATCGGTACCTGCACATCACGCTTGGGGAGTGGACCCACCTCCCGAAAGAGATGCGGGACGTTGTCGTCAACCAGAACAACATGAACGTCATCGCGCAGGGTGAGACCCCGTATCTCCCCGGTGGTGGCCCACTGCTCACGATCCCGGCTTCCGAGTTCGTGAAGGCGCACCCGGATTCGCAATCCAAGGTCGCGGCGATGATCGGCCCAGAGGCTGCGGACCAGTTGTTCAAGACCGTGTTGCCCTTCGGCCCCTCATCGGCGCCGTTCTCAGCCGACCAGATGGTCGCATCCTACATGCGACGCGGATTCCAGATGGCTATGGGCACTGCAGATCCTCGCGAGGGTCAGCAGATCGCAACGGTGTGGAAGTCGATGCACCAGGACTGGCTCCTGGCCGGCGGGCACGACTCCGGCCAGCCGGAGCCGACCATGGAGATGGCGCAACAGTCATCGCACAACATCTCACTGCTCGAGTTGCTCACCTCGTGGGCTGCGCCCACATCGGCACAGTTCCAGACACCTTACACGTTCTACGCGGACCAGTGGAAGAACCTGTTGACACAGATGCCGCGCGACAAGGCCGTGATTGAGTTCCACAAGCAGTACGGCACCCAGTATGACCAGTGGATGCTCGGCTCGACGAAGAACACTTCCGGTGTGGACCCGACGATAACGGCCTACCAGGCCGTCCAGGGCAGCCCGGATCTGGCCGAGTTCGCCGGCAAAGCGGATCCCGCCCTGCTGGGGATGCTGTTCAACAACGGCGAGTACAAGTTCGACAAGGCCGTGTACACCTGGCAACAGACACACGGCATCTTCGCCGGATCGGCTACCGAGTTCCGCACGGCGAAGGATCCGGCGGAGATTGAGAAGGCCGTCCACCAGGGTGAGGGCTGGGCGAAGTACACCGCCATGAAGGAAGGTCTAAACGCGATTGCCATCTCACGCGGGAAGAAGTCCTACACCGACGATGCGGACCTGTCCGCCGGGATGAAGGCTTTCCGGGTCGCACTCGCGGGGGAGAACGCCGACTGGGGCAACTCGTACGACAGTTACGCCGGTGGCGGATGGCACAAGACGATCCGCGTACTACAGGAAGCGATTGGTGACGCGGGCTTCATGAAGGCAAAGGCCGATGACCCCAAGTGGCAACTCATCACCACCTACATGGCTACCCGTGAGGCCGCCGTGGCAGCCAAGAAGAACGCCCCCGACTCGACCACCCGCGGGGCTATTACGACCGCCTGGTCCGAATATGGGGCGGCACTCTCAAGCCAGAACCCCGACTTCGCTTCGTTCTATTCCCGCTGGCTGGACTCTGACACACTAGACGAGGTGGGTTGACATGACCGTCGCGGACATCCCGCAGCCGGGCGGGCTGACGAACAAGACCGCCGACCAACTCGCTCAATACTTCACCCAGGGTGGTGGCGGCGTTACCCAGGCGGGGACGTCTAGCCTCAAGCCGTCCCTGGTGGGCGACAATACGATCTTCTGGTCCACGGGCAGCAACACGAAAGACACCCATCCCGGCCCTCGAGACCCAAAGAGGCACGACGTTGGGTATGTGGGTGGTTCGTCACGTACGACCCATGAGGCGATGGGGTGGCTGTACAACCAGTCCTCGACGTATCGGGCAAAGATCATTCGCGACTTGGTGCGCGCCCAGTTCATCCCCAAGGGGACCACGGGCGTGAAGGCCATAACCGCCGGTTGGAGCGCGTTTCTAGGCACCGCCCTGGCGAGCCAGTTGGCGTCGCAGAAGGACGGCCAGCCGATCCTTACGGCCCTACAGTTGCTCCACAAGTGGCAGGCAAACCCGAAGGATAGCCCGGCTGGTGGCGATGGGAGTGGCTTTGATCCCGCCGGCAAGGTGCTGAACACGTCCTCAAGTTCCCACTCCTCGTCGGATACGCAGTACGACATCACAAAGCCCTTAGCGGCGAAGAACTTGATCAACTCCGCTTCGACGGCCGAGTTGGGTCAGACGGCTACGGCCGGTCAGGTGAAGCAGTTCACGGGCCAGTTGAACCGCTCGGAGCAGAAGAACCCAGGCCACTCGTCGTCCAGTGGCGGCGGCACGTCAGTGACGACCGCCGTGGGGGATGGGACCACGCACACCACGTCAAGCGAGTCCTCGTCGGGTCAATCACACACCGGCTACTCG